GGATAACATCACATATTGAATTAAATTAAATAATTCTCCTTTTGAATCTTCATTCAAATTAAATACATATTTTAAAAATCCCTTGGTAGATCTTGTTTTTTCTCCCAAACTTTCCATTTGATTTATAAAAAGAAATTAAATTAAATAAATTATGTTGTATAATTCAAAAATAATGCGTAAGTAATTTAAAAACAAATTGTTTAGAATAATTATTAATGAGTAGTAACAGATCTAATTCCGGTGCAAAACAAAGGAGAGCAGGGGAACCTATCCCTACAGTTGGTCCAAGAAGTAATACATCCATTGGGTCACAACAAATATTTGCCAAACAGCAAATTAATCAACAACAATTTCAACATAAACAGCAAGTTCAACAACAATTGCCTCGTACTATTCCAAAAGGCGTGGGTGCTGCACCAAGTCCTCTTCCACAAAGCCAAGATCCAAATGATTCTCAACAAATGAGTAAATTAACTATTCCTAAAGCATTTACGCTTGTTACTTTACGTTTAGGAAGAATCGAACAGTTTATTCAACAAATTCAAGAAGATGGATTATTACAACCTTATGATAAAACAGGTGAAACTGAGTTAGAAGATGAATATTTAAAAAATATAGTATCTAGAATTGAAAGTTTAGAGAAAAATACCAAAGTTGCAACTCCTACAGATAATAAGGTTGTTGATGAATTAAAAGCAAATTTTGTTAAGTTTGAAAAAGATTTGAGAGAAACCAAAGATATGCTTATGTTGATGATGATGAAATATGAGAAAAGTACTTTGGAGACAAATGATAAAATTTCTCATTTATTTTCTCAAATAGAAGAGCTTAATAAACCTATTGAATATGAGGAAACATCTTTAATTGAAGATCATTATACTAATCATGAATATGTAGAAGAGGGACCAATTTCTGCTGTTAATCTAAAAGAAGAAATTGAAAGTGAATTAGCAAAGGATGTATAAAGTAATACTAATATTTTAGAAAATTTTCCAGTTAAAGATATTTTCTTTTACTTGACTGAAATGTGCATTATATTGTTCTTTATGAAGTATATTTGTATTTACAATTGAAATTAAATTTAATAAAATAAAAGATATTATAACAATAATTACACTAGCTACTATTAATGATGTCAAATAGTTATTTTTATTTGCTGGAATACTTTTATAGGACATTAGAGTATAAGCTAGAGAAGGCAAAGATAAACAATTTCCAACTATCATACATGCTAATACTGTAATTAAAGTAACTATATTGAAAAGATAAATACGTTTTTGTATTTTATAATATACAAAAATATTGTATATAAAATAAGATATAAATGTTGCTACTATACTTCCTACTATTAACTCATATGATGAATATGAAGTAGTTATAAATGAATATAATGACATTAATGTGGCCACCTGGTAAATTTTAATCGGAAAATATTTTTCTACATAAAAATCTACTAATTGAAATACTAACGCTGCAATAAGAAAAAAAAATATATGATGCGAAACAAAAGTATTTTTAATTTCAGTAAAATAATTTTCAACTAAACCCATGAATTATATATATTACAAAGATATTTTTGTAAGAAATGATTAAATTTTTAATTATATTAATAATATTAATAATATTAAAACTAACTATTATTAATTAAATAATGAAGTTATCTATTTTTGATATAAAAGACCTATTCATTGCTCTTTTTGGAATATTAAAAAATACGTCTTCTGTCTTAGGTATTTATTTTGAAGAAGAGAGAATTCATATTCAAGGAATGGATAAATCACATATTGGTCTATTTGATGTATATATTTCCAAAGATTGGTTAAATTCATATGATAAAGAAAATAGTTGTGAGATTGACCACATATTTATTGATAGTGTAATTTTCTTCAACATAATTAACAGTGCTCATGAAAGTCATACTATTCATATTCAATTTAATAAAGATGCCGACTTTATACAAATAGATTTATTAGGTGAAGAAAAAGGCGAATTTGATAGATTTTTTAAAATCCCTTTAGCTGACATGGAATATAAATTAGTTTCTATTAAAATAGTTGACTATGATGCTGAATTTACTATTTCTACTAAAAAAATATACGAAATTACTGGACAAATGATTAATTTTGGAACCGATTTAAATATTCAGTGTTCTGAAGAAAAAATAAATTTATTAACTACAGGAATACATGGAGAAATGATGGTTAATATTCCCATTCATGATTTAACAGAATACGCGATTTGTGAAGGAGAAAATATAAATATTACTTATAACTTGAATTATATTCATAAAATGTGTATTTCTACTAAACTATGTCAAGAACTGGAAATATCCATTAGTTTGGAGTATCCATTGAAAATAAAATATGATTTAGGTAAAAATAGTTCATTAGTTTTTTTTATTGCTCCTAAAATTACAGATTGAAATAAAAATCAAATGAGCGCTTGTCTTGTGTATTACTCGTTATTATACTAAAAAATTATTATTATTTTTATTTAAGATTATAATGAAAATAATTTATTCCGTATTTATTTTTTGTATTGTATTATTTATTTATTTACATATACAATTTCATTTAAAAACAGGTGATGACTTGGAAATTTATGAATTAGAGCAATTTTCTAAATCTAAATTAGAAGAAATATGTGATGTTCGTCAACCTGTACTTTTTTATTGTGATAGTATTTATCCCATCGTGGAAAATATAACTAAGGAAAAATGCAATGAAAATTATCCTGCATTTGAAGTGAAAATTAGAAATACGAATGATACAAATAATACAGATTTAAATTCTGAATTGTTTATTCCTTTACCACTTCATGCTACAGTTAAATTATGCAATGATGATAAAACATCAAGTTATTTCTCTGAAAATAATGGTGATTTTTTGAAAGAAACTGGATTATTAAAAATAATGAAGACAAATGATGAGTTATTACGTCCATCTATGGTTGCCAATTGTCAATACGATTTAATATTTGGTTCTGAAAATACATTTACTCCATTTAGATACGAATTAAATTACCGGAATTTTTTTGTATTAACAAGTGGATCTGCTACTATCCAACTATCACCTCCAAAGTATTCTAAATACCTTTCTCCTATTAAAGACTATGAAAATTTTGAGTTTAAAAGTCTTATTAATCCTTGGGACGTTCAACCTGAATATAAAGATCAGTTTAGTAAAATAAAGTGTTTAGAATTTACTATGATATTTGGACAAGTTATTTTTATACCCGCTTTTTGGTGGTATTCTATTAAATTAAGCAAGGATACATCCATTGCAAGTTTTAAATATAGAACATATATGAATACCGTTGCTATTATGCCAAATTTAGCTATGAATATTCTTCAACTACAGAATATAAAAAGAAATAATGTTAAAAAAATCAATATTAAAGAACTGAATACACAAGAATTAAATAAACAAAATTTTAATATTAATATTAATGAAATTAATACACATGAATTAAATAATGAAAAAGCAGACAAGAATATTATAGAGATTAAAGAATAGATAAATTAAATTTTTGGAAAATATTTTATTGATTGAAAAAATAATATTTTTAATATATATTTAATATATATAATGGCAGTTAAGAAATCAAGCAGTTTTTTTGATAGCCTTTGGAAAAGTATGAGTATGAAGAAAAAAAGTTCTAGTAAGAAATCTAAAAAATCTACTAGAAAATCTAGAAAGTCAAGACGTAAAAAAAGTACTCGTCGTAATAAGAGAGGAGGATGAGGAGCACCTGCCATTTTTCCTATGAAATAAAATAAAATAAAATAAATGCAAGTTAGTTCTAAGCAACGCGTATTTAACAATGGAAATGAAAAGTAATTGTAAATAATTAAAAAGTAATTGTTATTATATTATATAATATATTATGGAGTTAATCATAACATGTCCACATTGTTTAGACTATATTATTATTGAAAAAATTAATTGCGGCATTTTTAGACATGGAGTTTTAATTTCTAATGGAAAACAAATAGATCCTCACGCTAATAAAGAAATATGTGATAATTATATTAATAAAAAGGAAATATATGGATGTGGAAAACCATATCAAGTTATAGAAGAAGAAGGAAAATATAAAGTCCTTATTTGTGACTATATTTAAAAAATTATAGAATGACGTTGAAAAACTGATTTATAAAAAATTGAAATTCTTTTTAGAATATATTATTATTTATATTCTAAAATATGTTAAAGCATAAAATTATCATAGTTCCATCTTTCTTTCATAATTTACCAAAAGAAATCCAAGATTTAGTTTATGAGTTTAATTGGGAGCATAGAAAATTATTTAAAAAAGTTTTAAGTCATTTAATTGAATTTACCCATTGTAATTATTGTAATGAAGTCATTGGACTAGATATTGTTCATAAAATAAATTATTGTTCAAATGATTGTTTGCATTATAGTTGGGATAATTGGTCTAATTACGATGATGATTTTTAAGAGTTAAAAGAATAAGGATTTATAAAGAATAGTTAAAGATAGATTATAATAGTATATAATATATATTTTTTATGACAAATTTTAAAGTTCTTATCGAAGATCGTTGTTGTACAAAATGGTCGTTTTGTAATGCCAATACCTTTGATAAATTAACCGTTGATATAAATCCACTCGAACATAAATTATTCAATAATGATATTTTTAATTTAACAAAACATAATGAAGTTTCACTTGTCCATTCAAGTATTAGAAATACACCATTACCTGGAGTATTGGTATTGAAGGATAATAAAACTTTCGGTCGTAAAAATGGCAAATTGCTTTATAAATGTATTCCAGATGATACTCGTATTCCCGCATTCTTGGTTACCTACGAAATGAAAAACATTGGCTTTTCAAAAGTGTTTATGAATAAATATGTGACTTTTATATTCGATGAATGGACCGATAAACATCCAACTGGTATACTACAAAATCTTATTGGACCAGTGGATGAATTAGATAATTTTTATGAATATCAGCTTTATTGTAAAAGTCTGAATTCTTCTATACAAAAATTTACTAAAGAAACATCCAAAGCTTTAAAGACCAAATCTCATGATGCTTTTATTGAAAATATATGTCTTAAATATCCATCTATTGAAAATAGAACCAATATAACCATATTTTCAATTGATGGACCAACTACCCAGGATTATGATGACGCCTTTAGTATTCAAACATTAGAAGATGGTAATATCAAAATATCTATTTATATCTCGAACGTCACTATTTGGATGGATGTATTAAACTTATGGGAAACCTTTTCTCAACGTATTTCGACTATTTATTTACCTGATAAAAAGCGTCCAATGCTACCATCTATATTATCCGACTGTCTCTGTAGTTTACAGGCAGGAAATACTAGAATTGCTTTTGTAATGGATCTTTTTATATCCAAGGATTTTCAAATACAAGATATTAAGTATTCTAATGCAATGATTAAAGTAATGAAAAATTTTGTTTATGAAGAAGCGGACCTACTTAAATTTTATTCTTATCAACATCTTTTTTCTATTACAAATGAATTATCCAAAAAATACAAGTATTTAAATAACGTACGAAATAGTAATGAAATGGTTTCTTATCTTATGATATTGATGAATTTTCATTGTTCTACTGAAATGTTGAAACATAAAAATGGAGTATTTCGTACTTCTATTTTAAAAAAAGAAGTTCAAGTTCCAAACGGTATCCCAGATGAAGTCGGCAATTTTATTAAAATCTGGAATAGTTCGATTTGTCAATATGTAGACGGATCCAGTCTTGTTTTAAAACATGAAATCTTGGATATAGACTCTTATATTCATATTACTAGTCCAATAAGGCGATTAGTAGATTTATTAAATATCATCCAAATTCAACAAAATATGCGGATTATTGATTTATCAGAGGCAGCTAATGCTTTTTATCAGAAATGGATCCATCAATTGGATTATATCAATATTACCATGCGAGCAATTCGTAAAGTACAAAATGATTGTTCTCTCTTGGATTTATGTAGTAATTCTCCTACAGTCATGGAAAAATTATATGAAGGATATAGTTTTGATAAATTAGAGCGAAGTGATGGATTATTTCAGTGTATTGTGTATTTACCAGAATTAAAACTTGTTTCCAGAATAACGACAAGACTTAATTTAGAAAATTATGAAAAGAAATTTTATAAATTATTTATATTTAATGATGAAGATAGGTTTAAAAAGAAAATTCGGTTGCAATTGATGGAAAATAGTATTTTAACGAAATAAAAGTAAAAATAAAAAGTAAAAATTTATTCTATCATTTTCAAGCCTGAATATTTAATAAAATCTATAATAGAACAACTTTCTACCAAAAGTCCATTCGCATAAATTCCGTATTCCTTATCTATTTCTTTGTTTTCCAGAGATAAATGATATATTTCAAAATCGCCTTTTTCATTATATGGACAAGACTTTTCATTTACATACGTTAATAGTTTATATAAACCATCTACTTTGGGAAGTTCCTCACCAAAGTATTTAATATTTGCAGATTTCTGTTCTTCCGTTTCAAAATCTTCTACTAAAATTGAGTGTCCGCCACTAATTATTAAATCATCGATTAATTCTGGATATACGCCTTTGGAATATTTATATAATTGATCTTTTATTCTATTTTTATTTGCATTATGATTTATTATATTTTTTCCAATCATTAATATAGGTTTATAATTATTCAAAAAAGTTTTCACTAGGTCTCCTTTTCTTAAATCTTCAATAGCAATATATCCTTTATCAGTAAGAATTTTACTTCCTTTTAGAAAACAGGTTGCTTCTATTGTTAATTCGAATGTTTGACTGCCTGTACTTCCATCATCATAATTAACTGTTATAGTATAAACTGTAGTACCTATGGTATCTGGCGTGCCACCTAAAATGCCTGTTGTTGGATCAAATGTTAAACCCGGAGATGGAGATGGACTAATAAAATAGGATATAACATTATCTGAAGTTAAACTATAAAAATCAGTATATCTTGATCCAATGGTTGCGCTAAAAGCGCTTGGAGATAAAGTAAAACTATTTGATTTTTTTACTGTTAAGATAAATTCTTGAATGCTTGTAGTTAAATCAGTATGTGTAGCCGTAATGGAATAATGTGTAGTAATTGGAGTATTTGGTGTTCCACTTAATATACCTGTAGATGTATTAAAGATTAATCCACTAGGTGCAGAGGGACTAATAGAATAGAATTCAACATTATCTGAACTTAAACTGTAAAAATCAGTGTATGTTGATCCAATAAATGCCGTATAAGCAGTTGAAGTTAAATTAAAACTATTTGGATTTTTTACTGTTAAGGTAAATTCTTGAGTGCTTGTAGTTAAATCTGTATATGTGGCTGTAATGGTATAAGGAGTAGTATTTCTAGTAGTTGGAGTGCCACTTAAAATTCCTGTGGCTGCATTAAACGTTAATCCGTAAGATGCAGATGGAGAAGGACTAATAAAATAATAATCAACATTTGTTGAACTTAAACTATAAAAATCAGTATATGTTGATCCAACAAATGCTGTAGAAGTGATTGTAGTTAAAGTAAAACTATTTGGATTTTTTACTATTAAGGCTAATTCTTGAGTGCTTGTAGATAAATCTGAATATGTGGCCGTAATGGTATAAGTTGTAGTACTTAGAGTATCTGGTGTGCCACTTAAAATGCCTGTGGATGTATTAAAGGTTAATCCACTAGGTGCAGCAGGACTAATAGAATAGGATTCAACATTATCTGAAGTAAAACTATAAAAATCATTATATCTTGATCCAATGGTTGCGCTAAAAGTGGTTGTAGTTAAATTAAAACTATTTGGATTTTTTACTGTTAATGTAAAATATTGAACGCTTGTAGTTAAATCTGTATATGCAGCCGTAATGGTATAAGTTGTAGTACTTAGAGTACTTGGTGTTCCACTTAAAAGACCTGTGGCTGTATTAAAGCTTAATCCAGTAGTTTCATGTATAGAAGGACTAATAGAATAGGTTTCAACATTATCTGAAGTAAAACTATAAAAATCAGTATATGTTGATCCAATAAATGCTGTAGAAGTGCTTGTAGTTAAATTAAAACTATTTGGATTTTTTACTATTAAGGTTAATTCTTGAGTGCTTGTAGTTAAATCTGTATGTGTAGCTGTTATGGTATAAGTTGTAGTACTTCTACTTGTTGGTGTTCCACTTAAAATTCCTGTGGATGTATTAAAGCTTAATCCACTAGGTGCAGTAGGACTAATAGAATAGAATTCAACATTATCTGAAGTAAAACCATAAAATTCAGTGTATGTTGATCCAACAAATGCTGTAGAAGTGTTGGTATTTAAATTAAAACTATTTGGATTTTTTACTATTAAGGTAAATTCT